GATGGCATGGGCGCTGTATTGCCATTGCCACAACGGGCAGCGCCTCCATTACCCCAAACTGGCTTGATTCAAGCCAAAATGGGCGCTAGTGACGACATTAAATCAACTACAGGGCAATATGACTCTAGTTTAGGTGCGACATCCAACGAGCGTTCAGGACGCGCTATTCTTGCCCGCGAAAAGCAAGGCGATACAGGAACCTATCATTATGTGGATAATTTGGCCCGCGCTATTCGTCATATTACTCGTCAATTGGTGGATATGATCCCTAAGATTTACGACACTGAGCGCATCGCTCGTATCGTTGGCTTAGATGGCGAAGTGGATATGGTCAAGATTAACCCTCAACAGCCTAACCCTGTCAATGAAATTCGGGATGTTAACACTGGCATTTTGATTGAAAAGATTTATAACCCTGGCGTTGGTCGCTACGATGTTGTAGTCACCACAGGCCCAAGCTACATGACCAAACGCCAAGAAGCAATGGACGCTATGAGTCAGATTCTGCAAGGCAACCCACAGTTGTGGTCAGTTGCAGGCGATTTGTTTGTTAAAAACATGGATTGGCCTGGCTCAGAAGAACTGGCTGCACGTTTGGCTAAGACAATTGATCCTAAACTGCTTGAAGATGGCGATAAAGACCCTGCCTTGCAAGCTGCTGAACAGCAAATGCAAGCAATGGGCGCCGAACTAGACCAAATGGCTCAAATGATGCAGAATTTCCAAAAATCCGTTGAAGTTCAGGACTTGGAACGCAAGAATTTTGAGGCTGAAATCAAGGCATATCAGGCTGAAACACAGCGAATTAGCGCTGTTTCAGCAGGTATGACCGCCGAACAGATCCAAGACATTGTGATGGGTACGATTGCTGCTGCTTTGGATACCGGCGATCTAGTTGGTCAAGAATTGCAACGTGAGCCAATAGAAATACCGCCCGAAGCGCTTGCGCCGATGCAACCTGAGATGATGCCCCCAGAACAAATGCCACCTGAAGGGATGATGCCACAATGAGTTGCGAAAAATTTATAGGAATGTTGTTTTTAGCACGGGATGTAACTCATTCTGTGCATTTAAACACTCGTAGCTATTCCAAGCACAAGGCGCTACAGAAGTTTTACGAGAACATCATCGACCGCGCCGATACATTTGCCGAAGCCTACCAAGGCCGGTGTGGTTTGATTGGCCCGATTGCGTTAATGTCAGCAAAAAAGACTGAAAACGTGGTGGCTTTTTTAGAAGATCAACTTGCCGAACTAGAAGCAATGCGTTACGATGTCTGTGACAAAGCAGATGCGCCGTTACAGAATTTAATTGATGGGATTATTGAGTTATACCTGTCAACTTTGTACAAATTGAAGTTTTTGGCATAAGGAGCCATTATGGATTTTTTAAACCCCCTAGCAGACGCAAATTACCCCGCTGATTCCGACAATACTAGCGGTTCAGCGGTTAGTTTAGGCCCTTGGCCCCCAGGCCCACAAGGTGTCATGGTGTGGTGTACGCAAGATGCGTATATTGCCGTTGGTCAAGGTGCAACAGCAACCACTGCTAGTACCCCGATCCCAGCGTTTACGCCAATCCCGTTTGTTGTAGCCAATACCATTACGGGTCAGTGGCGTGTTAGTGCCTTGCGCGTTAGCACCGACGGTATTGTGTACGCTAAACCGATCAATTTCAGATGAGTTTTGGAATTAACGGCCGAGTTGGACTAGCTTTAGGGCTAGGCAACTTGCTTTCGTATTTTTCAGGTTATGGTCGCGACCAATCATTAAACAATTTAGCGACCGAAAATAACGATAACCTCGTCCAAGAGGACGGCGGTTTTATTTTAGTTTAAGGACAGAATATGGCTGACGTCAAAATCTCAGGTTTACCCGCAGTTAGCACCCCCTTAGCTTTAACTGAGGAGTTACCTGCGGTTCAAAGCAGCACAACTAAAAAAGTGACTGTTCAACAAATGTTGACAGGCGTGATTATTACCGAAGCGACCACGGCTCGTACGCTTGGCGCTACCGATAACGGCAAAATTATCTATTGCACTAGCGGATCGGCAACGACCATTACGTGCGCGGCAGGCTTAGGCGCTGGTTTTAACGTAACAATTATTCAAGGCGGCGCAGGCAAAGTGACTGTAGCGGCTGGCGGTCAAACCTTAGTATCGTATTCATCATTATTTAGCACAATGGGCCAGTATGCTGTTATCAGCTTGGTTTGCCCTGTCGCTAATACGTTTGTGGCTGCTGGCAACTTAGGAGTTTAATATGGCGGTTAATCTTTCACCGTACGGTGGTGTAGGCGCGCAATTCCTAGACAATGCAGGCAATGTGCTGACGGGCGGTAAGATTTTTACTTACGCCGCAGGCACGACTACCAATCAAGTTACCTATACAACAAGTGCGGGGAATATTCCCCACTCAAATCCAATCATATTAGATGCTTCTGGACGAGTACCTTCAGGCGGTGAGATTTGGTTAACTGACGGACTATCGTACAAGTTTATTTTGCGAAACAGCAACGATGTTTTAATTGCAACGTATGACAACATATCTGGTATTAACAGCAACTTTGTTGCGTTTACAAACGAACAAGAAATTCAAACGGCTACGGCTGGGCAAACGGTATTTAACCTAACGACAACTACCTATTCACCAGGCGCCAATAGTTTATCGGTGTTTGTTGATGGAGTAAACCAATACGGCCCCGGCGCTCAATATGCGTACGTTGAAACCGATAACGACACCGTTACGTTTGTAAATGGCTTGCACGTCGGCGCCCAAGTTAAATTTACAACTTCGCAATTAAACAGCAGCGGTTTGCAAGCTAACGCCTTTCAAGTTAGTTATACGCCGCCATTTACAGGATCTGTAGCCACTAATGTTGGGGATAAATTAGCTCAAACTGTTAGTGTTATGGATTTCGGCGCTGTTGGCGATGGCGTAACGGATGACACGGCGGCTATACGTTTGGCTTTAGATTATGCAAGCGCAAACCCGTGCAAAATACATTTCCCCGCTGGTGTTTACTATTGCCCTACAACAATCTTTTTACCAAAAGGATCTAGTGGATTTACTTTATCTGGAGATAACGCAACTCTTAAAGGCACCGCAGCGGGCAGCGGCACTATTTTTGAAACTGGTGCCGAAACATATTCGACGGGCGGTACAACCAACTGGGAACAACCAGAGGTTCATCTTCATCGCAATCAAATAATTGAAGGCTTTACGTTTGCCGATTGTGAATATGGACTTAAAGGATACAACCTGCTTGAAGGTTGCGTTTTTAGAAACAACAAAGCTATAGGTAATGTTAGAACTATTATCTACGCAAAACGCTGTTTTTATTTAGCCGTTATGAACAATATGCACCGAGGTGCAACGGCTGGATCAAGCGACGATGACGCTAGATTTTGGTTTTCAAGTTTTGTAAACGTAGAGCAAATATCAGGTAATAGCGCATCTTGCACAAATCAACCGGTTGGAGATCGCGGTGTTGGTTTTAGATTTGATGGCGGCACTTCAGGACTTTTAGCAAACAACAACGTAGCCGAAGCTTGTAATAAAGGACTGGTAATTAAAGGCAGTGTTTATGGCGCGCTTTTTCATGGTTGGTACATGGAAGGAAATGACCGAGATGTTAGTATTGAAGATGGAAACTATAAAGACGGTTTGTCGATTGACGGGTTCTGGTTTTATAGTGACGAACAGGTATATGCAGAGTCTTGGCGTAGCGGTGAACTTGGTAAAAACAATTGGTTTGATACGCCTGCGACAAACACTGTTGATTTAACAGATAACTTAAACTCCGCGCACGTGTGGGCGCCACGAGATGTTGATGGAACTTTGAACTTGTATGGCAGCAACATTCTGCCCGCAGGCTGGACAATCAACGGATCATGTATTCTTAACACACAACAAACAGCTTACTTGGCGGCATCAGGCCCATCTGGTGCTAGATATGCGCTGTCAAGTCAGTTTCTAGGCTCCACTTTAATTGTCCCAAGATATTTCAGGGGCCGTTCAAATTTAAGATTTTCTCCCGTCCCGTATTGCGATGTTAATACTGCTACATTTGGAACGGCAGTCATAGACACAAAAATTGTATATGATGCTAGTGAAGCAGGGTTGCGATTTGATTTTACTGTTGCGGACTTTACAACTACACGTAGATTATCAGGTTGGGTGTCAGGTACAACTGTATTTAGAAATGATGCTTTAGCGCAGACTATTGTTGCTTCTGACAACGGTGGTTTTTATAGATTAACCCTTAGCGGTTTTAGCATTTCTAGTGCTATAAGCGTTGCTGGCGGTATTCGGATTTTATAAGGAAACTATGAACGACGACAAAATGGCGGGTATTCGTATTGAGCGCAACAGGCTGTTGTCTTTGTGTGATTGGACGCAAATGCCAGATGCCTCATTGACTGTAGCGCAAAAGCAAATTTGGGTTTTATATCGTCAAGAATTAAGAGATTTGCCTTTGAAATTTACAGAACCTAACGATGTTATTTGGCCTACACATCCTGACTTGGCAGGAAAATAATGATTACACCATCATACGGTTTAACCGCAACTGAACGCGTCTTACCTAAACTTGCGTTGGATTTTACTACCGCAAGTCTTGACCCACGGGTTACGTTTACTCGTACAGGTAACACCGCTACAGTAATTAACAGCAGCGGTTTAATTGAGCCCATTAACGCTGATATACCAAGATTTGACTACAACCCTGCGACGCTTGCGTGCAAAGGTCTTTTGATTGAAGAATCTCGCGCAAACGTAAGTTTATACTCCACTGATTTTAGCTCGTCTTGGACTACATCAAATTCTACAATTGGGTCTGAATCGACTACCGCGCCAGACGGCGCCGCAACTTTCCCAAAAATTGTAGATAACACCGCAAACAGCTCACATTTTATTTTACAAAACCATACAGTTACATCCGGAATTGCGTATACATTTTCCGTTTATGCAAAACGCATCGGCCGCGATTTGCAAATGTGTTTTGGATCTTCTGATGTAACGGGCGATCCTTACGCAAATTTTGATTTAACAAACGGTGTTGTTTCTGCTACGGGCGGAACAATAACGGCAAGAATTGAGTTGTTTAAAAATGGTATTTACCGATGTAGCGCAACCGTAACTTCTGCGGTAGCTATTTCTTTTGGTTGTATTTTGGCTAACATTAATTCAATAACCGCCACTCGTTTGCAGACTTATACTGGTGACAATACGTCTGGCGTGTGTGTTTGGGGCGCACAACTCGAAGCTGGCGCTTTCGCAACTAGCTACATCCCCACAGAAGCATCCGCATTAACCCGCAACGCTGATGTTGCAACCATGACGGGTACGAATTTTAGCGATTGGTTTAATGCGTCTGAGGGTACGCTGGCTACAACTGGTCAAACTATTAGCGGCACACCAAACCCAATATACATAAACGATGGCACGGCAAATAACCGAATTAATTTGCTTAACAGATTAAGTGGCGTATTGGGCGCGTGCGCTGCAATGTTTACAGCGGGAGCATCGCAGTTAGGTGCAACATCACCGTTTACATTTTCACAAAAAAACACATCGGTTTTGTCTTACAAGACCGACAACGGTACTGTTGCAATTAATGCTTTGACACCAAATACGGACAATACTGTAACTCTGCCTGTGGTTGATCGAATGAATATAGGCGCATCGGTAACAGCTACTTCAAACATATGGATTGAAAAAATAATGTTTTGGAACATCGCCGTAACTGCTGCTGAAGTACAAGCATTTTCTAAAGGATAAATTATGTCTTTAACAAAAGCCACCTATTCAATGATTGAAGGCGCCCCAAACAATATTTTGGATTTTGGCGCCGACCCAACAGGTGTTGCAGACTCAACATCTGCAATTCAAGCATTTATTGATGCAGGCGGCGGCTATGTCCCACCAGGCACATATAACGTCAGCGCCACATTGGTCATTAAAAATAGAATAATTATTCAAGGCCCAAAAGATTCTTGGAGTCCATTGCCTACTCGCAACGCCATTTTTAAATGGACTGGCGCTGCTGGCGGTAATATTTTTCAAGCATCCGCTACAGCAATTGGAGATCCAACAGATACCGCGCTTTCATCGGTAAGGCTGCAAAATTTTACTATTGATGGTGACAACATTGCTGGCGTTGGTTTATTTATTAAGTACGCTATCAATGAATCTGTTTTTGACAACATTAGCGTAATAAAATGCCAACTAGGTATTGTTGGTGGCTTTCTTTATTATTGCCGTTTAAGCAACCTAACAACCCGCAACTGTTCCGCTTTGGGGATGATGTTTGGCGCCCAATACCTTAACTCCTTTACTAGCCCAGCGGTTAATTCGGTCCGCATGGATAACCTTCGTGCCGCAAACTGTGGTTCCCTGTATAACGCAGTTACCAATCCTTTTGGTTTTGGCACAACTAATTTAACGGGTGGTTGCGGTATTCGTCTTAACCTTAACGTGGGGACGTTTGTAACGCAAATTACCAGTGAAAATAACTACGGCCCAGGTGTTGTGTTTGGCGGTTCTTTTTCCAACTCAATCAATGGTGTTTATTTGGAAGGTAACGCTGCGGATGCTGTAGCTGACGGTCAAATTGCAAAGCAGTATGGTCTGCTTTTGACGGGTTTTGCATCGGGAGGTACAAAAGCCATCAACACCCTATACATGGCCACTACCAACGCTAACATTTATGTTGACGATGTAACATCAGTCGCTGGTATTTTTGTAATTGATGCGGTTAATAGCATCCAAGCGATAGATTCTGCTAGTGGTACAAATAAGCTAATAAAAATTCTTAACCCTGAAATGATTTCAGCCTCGAATGTTGGCTATCCTTTGGCAAACGGCAATCAAGTTGGTACAAGGTTTGACGCTACTTACGAAGGCACCTTAAATACTGGAACAACATCAGGCGCTTTGCGAAATTCCCGCGCTACTATAGCAGGATTTGAAAAACAAATTGATTGGGCTAGCGGCGCCACCTTGACTGTTTGCACAGTCAATGTTGATTGCGGTGGACAAACAGGCGGATCTTCGGGATCAGTTTTGCTGAACGTAAACATTGGTACAGGTATTGCTGGAACATCTTATGACACCCATTCATTTACATACCTTGTTTCATTTGCAGCATGGCAAAAAGATGCGGCGCTCGTTGTAGCTAACGTAAACACCAACATTGTTCAACTTGGAACTGTGCAAGAAGATTCAGCGACCTTGTTGTCAAGCCTTACTCTTTCTGCTGTTGTGACCGTTACAGGCACATCAACAGCCACCATTGAGTTGCAACTTACTCCCACATCAACAGGTACGCAGGTAAGAAACGCCGTTTCTTCATCGGCAGTGTTTTTGTCTGGTGGTTTGGCGGCTATTGGTCGGCCTTCCGAATTAGCGTAATATAACCGACTTGACGGATTAGAATTTAAAGAATATATTTTGTAACAATCGTACTGGTGCGACACACCAGGGTTTCTAAGGAAACATCGAAATGGACGAAAGTCAACAAGAAGTAGTGCCAGCGGAAGTATCCGCGCCAGAGCAGGTGGCAACGGCTGCACCTGAAACTGAAGAATTAGCGCCGGAAGCAGTAGAACCAGCAGCAGAAGCACCTAAAACCTTCTCCCAAGAAGAATTGGATGCCGCTATTGGTAAACGACTTGCTAGAGAGCAACGTAAGTGGGAAAGAGAACAGGCCGCTAGAGCCGCTGAAAAGCAGCTTAAAGCCCCAGCCGAAATCCCGCCAATTGAGCAGTTTGCTTCACCTGACGAGTATGCCGAGGTTTTGGCTGAAAAGAAGGCAGAAGAATTGCTTGCTAGGCGTGAACAAGCTAGGATGCAGTCTGAGATTATTGAGTCCTACCACGACAGGGAAGAAGAAGCGCGGAACAAGTACGACGACTTTGAACAAGTCGCCTACAACCCCAAGCTCCCAATCACTGACGCTATGGCTCAAACGATCCAAGCTTCTGATATTGGCCCCGATATGGCTTATTACCTAGGGTCTAATCCGAAAGAAGCGGAGCGTATTTCTCGTTTAGCGCCACTCCAGCAGGCCAAAGAATTAGGAAAGATTGAGGCTAAATTAGCTGATAATCCTTCTGTAAAAAAGACTTCGAGCGCTCCAGCACCGATTGCTCCTGTCACGGCAAGATCCTCTGGATCTTCTAGTTACGATACGACTGACCCTCGTTCTGTAAAGAACATGAGTACGTCAGAATGGATCGAAGCAGAACGCCTAAGACAGGTCAAAAAGTGGGAAGCGCAGAGAAACCGCTAACTATTTTTAAGGACTTAATATGTCAAATTCGATCTTAACCATCGACATGATTACCCGGAAGGCGCTCGAAATCCTCGAGAACAACCTGGTACTCACACGTAACGTAAACCGTGCGTACGACGACAGTTTTGCTGTTGAAGGCGCAAAAATCGGTTCCACCCTCCGTATTCGTCTACCAGACCGCGCTTTGGTAACTGACGGTGCCGCCCTGCAAGTTCAGGACGACAACGAGCAGTTCACCACTTTAGCTGTATCGAATCAAAAGCACATTGGTGTTAACTTCACCACCGCTGAGATGACCATGCAGTTGGATGACTTCGCAGAGCGTGTTCTAAAGCCACGTATTAGCCAGTTGGCATCGTCAATCGACGCTGACGTAGCTAACAGCTTTAGAAACATTTACCAATCCGTTGGTACTCCAGGCGTTACCCCAGCGACTTCTGCTGTTTTGTTGGCTGCTCAACAAAAGCTAAACGAAGCTGCTGCTGTAATGTCCCCACGCTATGCAACTGTTAACCCAGCCGCTAACGCTGGCTTAGTAGAAGGCATGAAAGGTCTTTTCAACCCAACCGATACAATCAGCCGTCAGTTCAAGAATGGCATGATGGGTATGGGCGTATTGGGCTTTGACGAGATCAACATGAGCCAATCTATCAAGCAGTTCACAACTGGTTCACGCAACGCAACTGGTACTGTCGGCACTACCGTAACGGCTCAAGGTTCTAACACCATCGTATTAGCTGGTGTTGGTAACGCATTGACCATTAAGGCTGGTGACGTATTTACCGTAGCTGGCGTATTTGCAGTTAACCCACAAACCCGCGAATCTACTGGTTCACTCCAGCAGTTCGTAGTGGTAGCTGACGTAACATCGTCTGCTGGTGGCGCTGCAACTGTAACTGTTAGCCCAGCAATGTACACTTCTGCCCACGCGCTTGCAACGATTGATTCGTTCCCAGTTAGCGGTGCAGTAACTACATTCGTTGGTGCAGCTTCTAGCCAGTACCCACAGAACTTGATTTATCACAAAGATGCGATCACTTTTGCGACCGCTGACTTGTTGATGCCTCAAGGTGTAGACATGGCTTCCCGTCAAGTGCATAACGGTATTTCGATGCGTATTGTTCGCCAATACGACATCAATAACGACCGTTTACCATGCCGTATTGACGTGTTGTATGGCTACTCCGTGATTCGTCCACAAATGGGCGTTCGCTTGTGGGGTTAAACCTAACGGCTCCCGCGCAAGCGGGGGCTTTTCAACTTATTTTGTAAAGGAATTATTATGGCTCTCCCAAATGGCGCAGGTGGCTATCAACTAGGCGACGGTAATCTTAACGAACCCGTCCTTGGTTATTTAGCTGTTCCTAATACTGAAGCTGGCGTAACCGCTGTTACATTAACTGCTGCTGAAGTAACTGGTGGCATTTTGATCGCTAATCCTGGCACAACTGGCACAACTTATACTTTGCCAATCGTTGATACAGCTAGCGGTGTAACTGGTGTTAATGACTTAGTGCCTAGCGCAAAAGTCGGCAGCACATTTAGCCTGACAATTATCAACATTGGTACAACCACAGGCGACATTACGTTGGCTGCTGGTACTGGTACTGGTTGGACAGTTGTTGGTGCTTTGGTTATTGACAACGAAACTTCAGCCCAGTTTATCGCTCGTAAAACCAGCGACACAACTTGGACTTTGTATCGTTCGGCTTAATGTAATATCCCGCCCTTCGGGGCGGGTTAACTTTTTTTGGAACTGATAAAGGAGTTTAAAAATGGCAAATAATAAACCGATTGGCGTAGCATACGCTGATCCTTTGCTTGATTCTGTACAAGTTGGTACTTCTAACGCGCCTATTGAAATTAATACTTCAGGCGTATTAAACGGTGCTTATGCAACAACCTCGGCCACTTCAGGCGACACCCGTCTTAACTTTAGCCGTTTAACCTTTACCTCTACAGGTTCAGGCGAAACTGCTCGTATTTTGACCCGTGTAACTGGTGCTAACGGTGCTACTGCTGGAACGATTAACGGCGCTCACGTTACTTGTGCAATTAATACTGGCGGTACAATTAGCGGTGCAGCTAACGCTTTGCGTGCAACGATTGGTGGCTCGTCTACTAATCCAGGCGGTACGCTTGCTGCATTGCAACTTGATTCCGATATTGCGTCTGGCGGTACTTGGACTAACGCGTCTTTCTTACGTGTAACCAACTCTGGCACTGGCACACTTGGTAATTTTGCAGCATTGCCTGCTGTAGCTGTAGACGGTGTATTCCGTGCAAAAGTAGGATCCCCTGTTGTTACCCACACTATCCCCGTAACTAGCGGTGGTGTAACGTACTACATCATGGTTTCTACTGTTGCGTAATGCAAATCACTAAAGAATTTTTAGTGGCAGAAAT